ATCCGGACGCCACAAAGAAATCAAAACAAGTTTCTGGTGACGCTCAACAAAAAAACCAAGGCGCTGCTGACCCAATGCCGAAGTTAAAGGAGAGCGAGGAAGATTCTAAAGATAAAGAAGTGAAAGAAGAAGACAAAGAAAAAGAAGAAGGATACGGAATGAAGATGAAAAAAGAAGAAACATCTGAAACTGAATCTGACAAAATTGACGTGTCTGCTGATGTTGCTGCTCTTATCAAAGATGAAGACTTATCAGAAAACTTTAAAAACAAAGCTGCTACAATTTTCGAAGCTGCTGTTAACGCTAAAGTTAAAGAGCAAAAAGAGAAAATTCAAGCTGCTTATGACGAAAAACTACAAGAAGATATTGAGTCACAAAAAGGTGAACTCGTAACTAAAGTTGATTCATACCTAAACTACGTTGTTGAGGAATGGATGAAAGAGAACTCTATCGCTATCGAAAGAGGGATCAAAGGCGAAATCGCTGAAGACTTTATATCTGGCTTAAAGAAATTATTTGAAGATCATTACATTGATGTTCCAGATGAGAAATACAATGTATTAGAAGATCAAGCAAATAAAATTGAAGAGCTTGAAAAGAAACTTAACGAACAAGTTGACAAGAATGTTGAACAAAACAAAGCTATGGGCGAAGTAAAAAGACAAAACATCATTGATGAAGCGTCTAAAGACTTAGCTGATACTGCTAAGGAGAAATTCAACAAACTAGCTGAAGAAGTTGAGTATTCTAGTGAAAAAGACTTTACTACTAAAATTGATACTATTAAAGAATCATATTTTGGTAAAAAGGTTGAAACTAGTGGTAATGAGATAGATGATGTAGCGGCAGGCGAATCTTCACAACCTGAAGATTTATCTAATGCTATGGCTGCTTATACCGCCGCTATAAGTAAAACAAAAGACATTAAATTGTCTAACAAATAATACGGGAGAAATACAGATGTACTTATCTGAAACTTACGAAAAAAAATGGCAGCCAGTCCTAGAACACGCTGATTTACCAAAAATCACGGATTCTTACAGACGTGCCGTTACTGCTACTATCTTGGAAAACCAAGAAAGAGCAACTAAAGAAGACCAAGCTTTCTTAAATGAAGCTGCTCCTACTAACGCTACTGGTGCTTCAATCAGTAATTGGGATCCAATCCTAATTTCGTTAGTAAGAAGAGCTATGCCTAATTTGATCGCTTACGATATCGCTGGTGTACAACCAATGACTGGACCAACTGGTTTAATATTTGCTATGAGAAGCAGATACACTAACCAATCTGGTACAGAGGCGATGTTTGACGAAGCAGATTCAGACTTCTCAAGCAGAAATGCTGCTGGAGACTCAACTGCTAATTCAGGCGCTGCTCAAACTGGTACAAACCCAGGTTTATTGAATGATGACCCAAGCACAGCATACACAAGAGGCCAAGGTATGGCAACTGCTACTGCTGAAGCTCTAGGTGATTCTGCTAACAACGCTTTTGCTCAAATGGCTTTCTCAATTGAGAAATCAACTGTGACTGCTAAGTCAAGAGCTCTTAAAGCAGAATACACTATGGAACTTGCACAAGACCTTAAAGCAATCCACGGTTTAGACGCTGAAACTGAACTAGCTAACATCCTATCTGCTGAGATCCTTGCTGAGATCAACAGAGAAGTAGTTAGAACTGTTTACATCAACGCTGAAATCGGTGCATCTGACAACTCATCAACTCACATTGGTGCTGTTAGTGCTATCAACACAACTACTGCTGGTATCTTTGATTTAGATACTGACTCAAACGGTAGATGGTCAGTTGAGAGATTCAAAGGACTTATGTTCCAAGTTGAGAGAGAAGCTAACGTTATCGCTCAAAGAACAAGAAGAGGTAGAGGAAATATAATCATTTGTTCAAGTGATGTTGCTTCTGCTTTACAAATGGCTGGTGTTTTAGATTACACACCTGCGTTAAACAACAACCTAAACGTTGACGATACTGGTAATACTTTTGCTGGTGTATTAAACGGTAAATACAAAGTGTACATTGATCCATACAGTGCTAATAACTCTGCATCTCAATACTTTGTTGTAGGTTACAAAGGTACTTCACCTTATGACGCTGGTATGTTCTATTGCCCATATGTTCCACTACAAATGGTGAGAGCAGTTGGACAAGACACTTTCCAACCGAAAATCGGTTTCAAAACTAGATACGGCTTACAAGCAAACCCATTTGCTGAAGCAGGTACTGGTGACGCAGCTGTTATTAACGGTTCAGGTTCAGCGAATGCTAACAGATACTACAGAAGAGTACAAGTTGCAAACTTAATGTAATATTGATACTTTTGTGTATCTTACACAATTCAAAAGGGGCGACTTTAAACATCGCCCCTTTTTTTATGCCTCCGGTATGGATAAATAGTATTATGAAAAAGACACTATTTCAACTATCTTGGATATTAGGTTTAAGCGCAGGAATATTATTACTTTCTATTATAGTTTTTCCTGGACCAGAGAAAAGACAAGATTTTTTACAAAAGCAGTTAGATAATATTCAAAAACAAAAAGAAATACTAACTCAAAAAGAATACGAGTTACTCCTAAAAGCTTATGATAAAGAGTGGCAAGATTTAGACAAGGCAGAAAATGACAACAACTAATAGTTATTTAAGGCAACCAACATCGCAAGATTATGCTTCACCTACTCAGTTTAAATTTTCAATACTTAAATTGCCTAAAGTAGAATTTTTTGTAACACAAGTAAATATACCTGGTATCACATTAGGTACAGCAAACCAAACAACACCATTAAAAAATATACCGACACCAGGTGATAAATTAAATTACGAAGATTTACAAGTTACATTTCAAGTTGATGAAAACTTAGAAAACTACCAAGAAATACATGGTTGGCTAGTTGGTCTAGGTTTTCCAAGAGATTACTCTGAATATAGAAACTTAACAGGTGCAGGTGCTGATAGATTTCCTACAAATAATTCTGTTTCTACAGAACCAGGTAAAGTAAAATATGGTACATCGGACGCTGGTGCAACATATTCAGACGCTACACTATCTATATTAACAAGTAAAAATAACGCTGTACAAGAAGTTAGATTTAGAGATTTATATCCTACTTCTTTGAGTGGATTGCAATACGACCAACAGGCTGAAGATGTTAATTATCTGACTGCTACGGTTACATTTAGCTATTTGATTTATGATTTTGCGAGTGTGGGTGCTTCGGCAACTACTGTTACTACCTCGTAAAAGCTTTACATTTCAATAGTTTTGTGATATAATGGAGATATTATGGATTTAGAAAAGTTACAAGAACTGGCTGATAAAGACTTGTCTATCAATGATTCGGAGTTAGATTTAGAGTCTTTAAAAACACCACAATTACACAACAAATATATGAAACACTTAACAAAGTTTAAGTTAATGTTAAGTCGTGCCGAATCTGAATATAAAACAATCAAAAGAGATAAGTGGGAATATTATACTGGTAAGGCAGACGCCTCAGTATATGCACAAAAACCATTTGATTTAAAAATATTAAAAACTGATATAGACAAATACTTAGAAGCTGACGAAGATTTACAGAGAATAAAACAAAAGGTAGATTATTTAAATGTTGTTGTTGATTTCTTAGATAGAACAATTAGACAAATAACAAATAGAACATTTACTATAAAAAATTCTATAGATTGGAAGAAGTTTACTAGTGGCGCAATTTAATGAATATTTTAAAAGAAGATTTATTTCCTACTAGAATTTTTTTAGTTGATAATCTTTTAAAAGAAGAATATATCAACACAATGAGAGAAGATATACTCTCTACACCTAAAAAACAATCTAGGCCTAAATTACAATACGAACTAAAGTATAAAGAGTTAGTTAATAAAGTTTATAATATTGCACAATCTTATTTTATTGATATGATGTGGAATGTAGAAGACTATCAAATTACAGATATGTGGTCTAACGTATTAAAGCCTGGAGAAAGTCATTCATTACATACACATTCAAATAATGTTATAAGTGGTGTTTACTACATACAAGCAAAGAATTCAGAAATACGATTTTTTGATCCTAGACCACAAACAAGAATTTTAATTCCTAGAGCATGGCAAGATAATAAAGAAAATTCAACAACATGGTTTTATCCAGCAACTACAAATAGATTATTAATGTTTCCTTCTTGGCTAGAACACGATGTACCTACTACACAAGAAGAAAGAATATCTATTTCCTGGAATATTATGTTTAAAGGTAAGATTGGTTCTTCCGAAGAATATCAATCAGCAGAGTTTTAAATGACCACAACAAAGTATATTATCATAGACAAAAAAGATGAAGTACATCTAAAGATTGAAGCTGACGCCGATATTAGAAGAGATATATCAGAGTACTTTACTTTTGAAGTACCTGGTTTTAAGTTTATGCCTCAGTTTCGAAACAGAGTATGGGACGGAAAGATAAGATTATTTTCGTATGCAAACGGTCAAATATATGCAGGATTATATCCTTATATCTTAAATTGGTGTAAAGAAAACAATGTCCAAGTAGTAGATGGTACGAAGATTAAAGATGTTGTTGTTGATGATAAAGTGGTTGACCGATTTTTAAAAGCACTTAAAATACCAAAGATTAAGATAAGAGATTATCAAA